ATATTACAAATACAAATACTTACGAAGCATAAACAAGGTAGATTACAAGTCCTTCATTGCATACAGGGGGAGGTACATTACAAAAAACCAGCTAATAAAACATATGTCTTATCTATTGGTGATAATACCATAAATAATATTTTTGATAATTTTATTGGCAGAATGATTACTTTACAAATACAAACAGAAAGGGCAGAAATGGAAAATAACAATGAAAAAGAAGAAATGTGATACATGTATATTTAAGAACAGACAAGGAATTTGTACTCTTAAAAATATACATACAGAAGAAGTAAATTATGATGATTGTTGGTTTTATAAACAATTTACAGAATTAGACAACAGCGAAGAATATTACTATGGAGAGGAAGAAGAATAAGTGGCATTACCATATACAAAATTTAAAGGTAAATTGCATGGTGAAAAAGCAGAAAATTTTATAAAAAAATTGGATTTTTCATTAAAACAAAAAGATAGAATTAAAAAAACACAAGAAATATTAGATCATCCTTATTGGAATGAATATTTTGATAATTATTTTAAAGCAGAATTGACACAAGATGATAATTTAAGTGATCATATAAATGTTTGCCAAGTATTAGATAGTATTGCAAATTATATTTTATTTTCTCCTGATGGAAAACGTATTAATAAAAAAGTTAAATACAATTTTTATACTGAAGAAAAATTTATAAAATTATTAAACAAGGAATCATCTATAGAATCAAAAGCTGAAGATTCAATATCAAATTTTGATATATACGATGGTGATGAAGCAACTGCTAATCAATACTCTGAAACTATTAATTATTTAATTAGACCTATGAAAAATTATAAAAAAGAAATTTCACAACAAATATATATAAATGATTTATCTAATGAATATTTAAGAAGTTATCAGGATGCAATATGGCATTGCAGATTATTGTGTCAGAAATATACGGATGAAATTAAACAAAAAAAATCAGCATATAAATTAGTTAATAAAAGAAAGTTTCTTATGAAGCATATGCGTGAAATGAAATTAGATCAATTAATTTGTAAAGATATGTTAAAAGGTACTATTTATTTTAAACAGCCATTACCTGACTCATGTGATACTGATTATGATCAATTTGATTTTTTTGATGAATCTCATATTCGTGCTTTATTAAAAGTTAAAAATACTGATTTGCAAACTGATGTTGGTTGCCTTGTACAAGATTTGAAAAAGTTAATTAAGGATATTTATTTTGATGATATTGAAGAAAAAATACTTGATTTATTAAAAGAAGATAAAAGTGTAATTGAAATTTCTTATATTATTGGTATAAAACAACAATATGCAGAAGCTAAACTTAAAAAAATAATAAGAAAAATTATTGATGAATATTATATTGTTTATGAAGATTGGTATTATTTAAATATTTGTAAAGGAAAATACAAACAATGTTCAAAATGTGGACAAATTAAATTGGCTACGGATACATATTTTAGTCCAGATATAAGAAATAAAGATGGATTACAAAGTTACTGTAAAATTTGTGATTTAGGAAGAAAATTAAATTAATTACAGGAATTTCATATGTAAAAACACAATCTCGTCTATACTAATAGTAGAGGTATATAATTTTTATATATCAATATATAGTATAGACAATTAAATAATTAAAAATATAAATACACTAAAAAGTGTATATTAATACTATTCGTATAGTATTGGACTTTAAAAAGTCTGTAAAAATGGAATGTCGGTATAGAGACATAAAACCTATACCATTGGTGTATTAACACCTAAAAAAACAAAGTAAGTAGGGCATATATAATTATAATTGCCTTACTTATACCTGCCGATATAGCACAATTGGTAGTGCATCTGATTTGTATTCAGAGGGTTGGCAATTCAAGTTTGTCTATCGGCTCCAAGAATTATAGCAGAGTGGAGAGCAATGGATGCTCGGCTGGCTCATAACCAGAAGTATGTGAGATCGTGACTCACCTCTGCAACCACTAAAATACCGTATTATTTATAAGATAATACGCTAATGGAATATAGTTATCCTTTAAAACAAAGGAGTAGAGAAATCTACTCCTATTTATTTTAAGGAGGATTTTGATGGAAGTTTGGAAAGATGTAATTTTTAGAGGAAAAAATTATGGCGAGTTTTATAAAATATCTTCAGAAGGAAGATTGTATGGTGTAAGGACTGGGAAAATTAGAAAATTGTATATAAATAAAAAAGGTTATTATGTAACTGGTGTATCTTTTGGATCAAGAACAAATAAAACTACATGGAAGATTCATCAATTAGTTGCTGAAACTTTCAAACCAAATCCAAATAATTATCCAATACCAAATCATAAAGATGGTAATAAATTAAATAATTTTGTGGAAAATTTGGAATGGTGTACATATAAATATAATACAAAACATGCAATAGAAAATGGATTAATGATTCCAATTAATGAATTTGCTTTTAGTTTAAAGTGTAGAAAATTATCGGATAATGATGTTTTATACATACTTGATCATTATATACCAAGACATAATAAATATGGTAGTAGGGCATTAGCAAGAAAGTATAATGTTACACATAGTATAATTACAGATATTATTCATAAAAAAACTTATAAAAATGTATCTTAATATTATAAATATAGGAGCGTTAAAATTTGAAAAAAATTACAAAGAAAAATTTTAAAGAAATGGTGAAATACAACCTTATCCGTTTTAAAAAGCATAAACATGATTATAAAAATTATAATCAATCAAAAAGATATGCTTATGTAGAAGAAGATGTTTTTGAAGAGTACAATAAAATATTATTAAATATTAAAAATACATAATGAAAGGTTGCCTGAAATTATGCAAGATACAAAACCGTATACTGGCATTAAGGAAATTATTTTGTCTGATCAAGAATTAGCTGATTTTTATGTTAAACATGAAATTAATAATATGCATATTAATGAGTATCTTATAATTAAAAATTCTCAAAATGAAGTTATTGATAAATATAGATTTGATGATAATAAGTTTGTAAAACTTAAACATGATACATTAAAAGGATTTAAACCTAAAACATATAAACAGGAATGTTGTTTTGATTTAATGTTAAATAGGAACATACCAGTTAAGATTATTGCTGGAGTAGCTGGTAGCGGAAAAACTAAAATAGTTCTTAACTATGGTTTTTATTATCTTGATAAAGGATGGGTAAATAAAATATTTATTATTCGTCATAATGTCTCTGTTGGTGAAAAGAATGGATATTTCAGAGGTACTAAGATTGATAAGGCTTTAGAGTGGATGGGGTGTATTAAGGATAATATTGATGATCATCAAGAAACTCTTGAAGAATTTATCACTAAAGGAATCGTTGAAGTTGATGTTGTTGAAAGTATTAAAGGTAGAGATATTAAGAACGCATGGATAATTATAGACGAATGTGAAGATCTAACGGAAGAACAATTTAAACTTATTGGTGAACGTGTATCACAAGGAAGTTATATTTGTTTTGTTGGTGACTATAATCAAACAAGTCAAGATAAATATAAAAAGAACAATGGATTGTTGAGAGCATTTAATTCATTGATTAATATTGAAGATGTTGGTTTTATTGTTTTTGATAATCCAGAAACAGATGATGTAAGGTCTAAGGTTAGTAAAATATTTGCAAGTAAGTATTAATCTCTTTTTTTATTGTATATCTAATCTTTTCTAATAAATTTAGGATGGAAATTATGGAAATATGCAGATACATTAATTTTATAAATTTATGTAAAATATAAAAGGGGGAGTATCCCTCCCCTACTCCCCATTTATTTTGGGGTAATAAAAATTTGGGAGGATAAAGATGAACAAATATCAAAGAAGGGATAATGAGTCCTTTTTGGATTGGAAATTACGTCTGATTACTGATAAAATAGAAAAAACCTCTGATTTAGATTGGGTTGAAATCAGGGATCTATTAGGATTAGATTGTTCTCCAGATCACCTCAGAAAAACAGCTTATGGGATTTATGAATATAAAAATTATATAGATGAAAAAGTCAATGAAAATATAAGTGATGAAAAAGTTTTTAAACAATTGGAAATGAAAAAA